GTCTCGGCAGCTTACTGCCGACCTGAGATTTTAACCTCAGGTCTGCAGCGTTCATCATAGTCGTTCCAAGCAAAGCTTTATCAAAGGCTTTACCCAGTTTAGGTAGTGTCTTAGCTAAAAAGCTAATTCCTTCCGCAGTACAACGTTTCCTTACCTTTTCAATGGTAAGTACGCGTTGTGTAATGCTGATTGCATCACCAAACATTGCATAGACGTCGTGTATTAAGGCGGCGATGACTTCAAACTCATCTAGGCTGTTATTAGTGCCCATAAGGGTAGACTATCCTAGCCAACGCCTCGCAACACGATTCCGACAACCACACGCTTAACTACTTAGGAGAGGTAGGCAACACAGTGTTGCCCCGGGCGTCAGATTTAATAACACTGACACCGTAAACCCCGTTAGTAGTATCAACGTATGGCTTAAGTACTGAACAACCAGGGGTTACCCACAGCAAAAGTGCTGATAGTAACCATAGGATGACAGTCAAGACAGTTCTCATTTTAGAGTTAAAACTCAGACGTCCTTTACAGGCCGCCCTGAATGAGAGCCGCAGCGCCGTTACCAGTACCGTCGAAGAGAACCGTCGTAGCCGCACCAGTTGTGGCACAGAACGACAGGACTTCAGCGATAACGTTTGCGAATTCTGCACTGGTCGCGAGTGCACCAATTGGTGCATCCAAAACCATATAAGCAGAAACCGTACACGTCTTCGTCGTATCCACAGTCGACGCGACAACTTTGTCGAATCGAACTAAGGACCGACGCCGCTTGGTTAACCCACTCCCCGTCTCTTGATGAGAGATCTTAAGACGATGGGGTTGGGCCGGAGACTCAGTAATCTGAGCAAACTCCGTGGAGCGCTCCGCGGTAGACAGACGTTGAAATTCAACTTCTGTGCCCGCCGAGTTCTTGATTTCGTTCGTGTTTAGCGTATTGCTAAGCATTGATCGAGTTCCTTTCACTGCTACCAGATAGAGACTATCTGGCCAATCAGAATGGAAGTGTAGAGAGTTTGTTAAGACTCTTTATCTCCATCCTTGGGTTGCGACGCCTACGCGTAATAAGAAGCGCGGCGCCAAGACTCAGTTCAGTAGGACTAAGCCCGCTCGTCGTAAACGAGCTACCTGTCGGTGGGTCGATTCCACGTCGATAAGACGTTTCATCAACTTGCGGCAGGTAGGTATATGTAGGTGGGTGTTTTCCGGCTTGACCGAAGTATCGATTTGCTGTATAAATACAGCGTGTCGAGATCGATCGAGTCTTCTTCACCGACCAACAGTATTGCAATATGTTGATCCTCGGTTCTAAGTTCTTCACTTCGTACTGCTCAAGCCATCGGCCTACGCCGAGGACCCAATCAACTACGAAGCTCCAAGGTATAACCTGCCAGACAATTCTAGGATTAAGGTTAATCCCAAACGCATCTAGGAGGCCGAGAATGAAAGCATTCTCTCTTTGGAATGCAGAATAATAGTAATTAAACTGCATGTGAGCTCTGAACACCGCGGAGTGTGTAACAACTGTTCTGTCATTGATAAACGAGCCGGGCGCGTATTCCCAAGTACCTGCACCTTTATAAAGTACAAGTTGAGGGTTGGCGTTCTTCTCGTAGACAGTTCCCAGTTGTTCGTTTAAGTTGCAGCAAAAGCGCGCAACTTGAACTTTACCGGAGCGATTTATCAAATCGTTTAAACGTTTTTGATAAGTCGTGATTGTGTGGTATATACCACATATGTCTTGGACCAAGGGCTTGAGATTAAACATACCTTGAAGGTACGACTCAGCCCCTACTCGAGCTGTCAACTTGGCAAGTGGTTTAGAGCTTATCGCGTTCGGTGCCTTTCGGTACCAACCCTTGACGAGCTTTGCCCACTTACCTACATTCTTGATAGCACCCCGAATACTCAGTAAATCCTTTATCTCGTATAACGAGACTAAGGCACTGAGATCGGCCTTGACGTTTGGAATCATAGCTTTTAAGCTGCGATTCTTCAACAAGTCAAGGTTGGCAGGTGGTGGGATAAACCCACCATCGGCTCTAGGAATATACCAAGCGGATAGTCCACTATTGAACTGTCCGTACGGCCCGTAAATGCCTGCGTTGTAGAAGCATCCTCCATCAGGTATTTCTGACTCGTCCAGCAAATAATTGCTGCAACGTCCGTCAGAAGTAAACAAGATGGAATCTGATCCGTGAGGTTGGTCATGCGAACGAGCTTTAAAATGCTCAAACGCTTTCCAAACTTTATGATCATCCGTCGAGTTAGGCGTAATGGCTTCGAAAAGCCTTACAACTCCTTGTGAATTGAGTTGTATCGTCTTACTCTTGGGACCCCAGTGGGGGAATGCTAAAGTCGGAGTACACTTGGAAGTGAAATTCCTTACTCTAGATGGATCCTGTACAGTCCGCACCGCAGACACTATAGACATATCGCAATGGATGGCTGATCATGAATCAGCATTAAGGGTAACGCCCAACAGGGGCG